TTTATTCGTAAAAGTATTTCGGCCGTTATTGGTTACGATGTGGGTGGTGATTCACATTTGTGGATTGAGGCTGTAATGGTTCTCTATAATACTGCGGCAGCTGAGATCCTACGGGATAAAAAGGTGGGAATGCTACGGGTTCATACTGGAGTACAGTTGGCGCAATGGACGGCTTTGGCTGAAGCAACGTCCTGCCAAGAACTAGCATGGTTTGGAAGTAGTGGTGGTGTATATGTGGATGCTAAGAACTGTGGTGGCGATACGAGGCACGCAGGATTAGGTAAGTCGGTCTATTGCCATATTACCAGCCCTTTGCGTCGCTATTCAGACTTGTTTAATCAACGCTGGTTAAAGCATATTCTGTTTGGCGAGGCAAGACCTTTACAGGATGTACCGGCCGAACAAATAAATGCTCGTTGCGCGGCTCTAAAATCCATTGAACGTCTCTTATGGTTCTTAGGAAGTATAGACATTCACGAAATAACTACAATCGAGGGGTTCGTAATCGAAGTGGGTGAGACTGGTACAAAGGTATATTGCCCAAAGTTGCGCCGTAGCTTACGAGGCCCTGCAGGTGTCTTTAAAGTGTCACAGAAGGTTACATGTCGTATCTTTTGTGATATGAAAGCTTGTAACCTAGCTGATCGCTATGTAGTACAATGTGCATAATTATATCATTTCTCTAACAAATAAGTTATGTCCTTTATCTGCAAACTCTTTATGATTATCTAAATATTTAATATGAAAATCTTCTCCACATAAAAAAATGACTTCATTGGGTTTGTAAGAATGAGAAACTAAATCAAAAAAAGGACAACCTCTATGATATGAACCATATATTACAATATCATATTTATGATTTACAATATCATTACTAACTGTTTTGTCTCTCTCTTCATCGTGCATTTCTTGACTTAAAAGATTTGTATAAGTATGTCCCCATCCATACAAATGACCATAATCTCCTTCATAAATATATAGATGTTCAATTTTAGGATAATCGTGACAATGAACTCCTAGCATCTTCTTAAACCCATGTAAAGTTACACATCTTATATAATCAGGAGTAGTGTCACCTGATAATAATAAAACTGATTTTACATTCTGAAGATTACTTTTTTCCAAAATGTACGATGCTAGTTTTTCAGTTGTTAAGTTATTGCGTGTATACTCAAGAAGAGCATTTATTAAATTAGTGCACTCTATCACATCATTAATTGACATTTGCTCTAGTTTCTTACCCTTGTGTTTTTCATAAAGTGAATTACCCTCTAATAGCAGTGACTTTGGTAATGTTACCAAGGTATTTTTAGGACATTCTTCTAGATTTTGGAAATAGGGGATACATCCGTTTGCTAAAATTTCATAATGCCGCATACAATCCCATCCTCCTTTTTTAAAAGTAATAGCGAACATTGATTGTCTATACTCATTATAATAATCCTTCTCAGTATAATAAATATAAGTTTTAATATCGCCAGGAATCATATCAGAAACAAGTTTTGTTTTAAATGGTACCTTGGAAACAATCTTTTCCTTGGGAATAGAAAATGTAATAGGATGTATCATTTATGATAAGATAAATACTATATTCTTTAAATTAGCATGTCATCTCGTATCTTTTGTGCGTATAAAAGTTTAGCCCAATATAATTTTAACTAATATATGTCTACGATTGAACAAAAATACGTTGAACGATGCAAAGAATATTCTGATATTTATGAGCATCTTCCGATATTGTTTGACTATGCTTCCAAGTGCAGGCATATCACTGAAACAGGCGTTCGCTCAGTTGTAAGTTCCTATGCTTTTGCCAAGGCCCTGCTTGGCAGGCGAGGGACAAAGATCGTGCAGATCGATTTAGCTTCACACCCAAATATTAGTCTTTTTCAACATGAATGTGCAGCCGAAGGAATACATTCAGTATTCTATCAACAGTCTGATTTAGAATGCCCTATTGAGAAAACAGACCTCCTGTTTATTGATACATGGCATATCTACGGGCATCTGAAACGCGAGTTGTCAAGATGGCATGAGCATGTATCAAAATATATCATTCTCCACGATACAACCGTAGATGAATGGCAGGGTGAAACAATCCGCAATGGATGGAATGCAGAAGAACAAAGTATAGTTACAGGTATACCTGTGTTGGAGATAAATATGGGTCTTTGGCCAGCTATAGTTGAGTTTTTAAGCGCGTGCCCAGAATGGGTTCTAGAAAAACGGTATTTTAATAATAACGGGCTTACAGTGCTACGACGCGTGGAAATGCCAAAGACGGTAGGATTTTTTGTAAGACAATTCTCGGAACGTGGCACAGAAGTAGCAATTTACGATTATGCTCATTACAATGAAACTATTTTAAAAAATAATACGATTATTATCACTTTTACCGAAGAAAAGCAGCGAGCGATGGGTTGGCCAATACAACGATATTCCTATGATAAATTTAAGGCGCGCTTTCAGATCATAGAGATAAATGATATTAGCGAAATGTCTAAAGTCATAAAAGAGTACGAATTATCGTTTTTTTATACACTTACATCAGGTGCGCATGACATATTTCAATTTGAAAAAAACACGATTTGGAATGGATGTAAGACGATAAAACACTGTGTATTTCAAACATTTTTTCAAGAGAGTGATTTTTATATAGGTATTTCTGATTTTCTTAATGAAAAATACAATACAAATATTCCAGTTATTTCTCATATTATTCAACCTGGTATAAGCAATGAGACTTTGCGCAAAGAATTAAATATTCCCAATGATGCTGTCGTTATTGGTCGCCACGGTGGATACGACCAGTTTGATTATAGTGTAGCACATGATGCAATTAGAGCCTTTTTGGAAGTAAATAGAAATACGTATTTCTTATTTATGAATACACATAAATTTTACGAGCATCCAAAAATAATTTATATAGACCGAAAAGTTGATGTAAACTACAAGGAAAAATTTGTGAATACGTGTGATGCTATGATACATGCCAGAACAGAAGGTGAAACCTTTGGCTTAGCAATTGCTGAGTTTTCTATTAAAAACAAACCTGTTATTACATGTGCTTTAGGCGATTTAGCTCATATTAGAATTTTAGGTGATAAAGCAGTTCTATATTCTTCTAAAGAGCAACTTATAGATATTTTTTCTAATATAAAGCAGATTATAAAGTCCAGAGATGATTGGAACGCGCATAAACTCTATACGCCTTCTTATATCATGAATTTATTTAGAACGATTATAGGACTATAAACCTACTTAGATATTTTTCATAGTCACTTGGTAAATAACTATTATCCTTAATCGGTATTTTTTCAATACTTAGATCACTTGAATAAAAACATTTAAAATTATATATTGAGTTTTCTATATTATTCTTAATATTGTCAGTATTATTTTCTTGATGTGAAAACGATTCTATTTTATTTTTTATAAATTCTGGACTACCAAAATAGGAGAGATGCCATCCACCTCTTTGTATACTAGGTATAAAACTATGAAAATGATATAACCGAATATCATCGCAAGATATTCCTAAGCTAAGGAATTTACCATAGGAAAGGATTTTTGTATGATACCATTTAGTAGAAAATCTTGTATTTAAATTATAATAATACAAATCCAATTCTAAGCACTGAAACTCAATCGTGATTTCATTCCGCTTAATCTTTGCTAGAGTTTCAGGATCAGGTATCTCATCTACGTCTGAAAGAATGATTATATCGGCAGATTCAAGATTTACTTTCTTTAATCCACGTTGAATGCAATTTCTTTGGTGTTTTTCATTTGCCCATTGCTCTCCATTTGAAATATCTATCGTTGGAACTATGTAAGGCATATCATCTACAACAATATGAATTAGTTTATCCTCAAAGGCGCCAAAGGTACGTTTGATTCTGTCAAACATAAGAGATTTTACTTTTCCTGAAAATGTATGTGTTGCTTCAACAAGAATAAAGTAATCAACAACAGGGTTAAGTATATTTAGCCTGTAGTTAAGTAAATCAAATTCATTATAGAATGTAAAGCAATCTACTATCTTCATTCTATCGTTTTAAAATGTATAAACGTATCAACTTATCCGCGCCCGGAAAAGTTGATAGGTTCATTTAAAACAAAATAAAGGTCATACAAATGTCAGTTCCTATCCTTCGTGAAACACTGCAGTATTACGCCAAGGACTATGAGAATGCTGTTCGCGAGTTTGAACTATCTATTTATCAGAATTACATTGTTTGGGCAATTGATAAGTTGGCTCGTCGCGGTTTAACCTTTTATGACCATGTAGTTCTAGGCAAGAATGAACTAGCCCCCCATAGTGCTCATGGTGGGCTTTTAGATAAGTCAAATCCTGGTCCAATTCCCTATAATTATTTGGAGCCTATGCTTGAACGCCTGAAGAAGAAGTTTCCTGACTCAGACATAACGTTCAATGAGGCCCGATTGGATGAACGTAGTTATCCTCAAAGGGCGTTTATTAGGATTTCTTGGGCTTAGCTTAGAAAAAAATGATTTACCTATTCTTTTTTTAAAAAGGTAAAAATGCCTTGGATCTGTCCTGAACTTCCTACAAATGAACTTGGTTCCTTGAATGCACGGTTTCCGATTAAAGATGATGTGGATCTCTTTACGGTTGGTGATCAGCTTGTCTTTCATATGAATGGAAGTTTCTACTTTCAGCGACTGGTAGGTAGCATTTCAAATACTGTAGAACAGGATTTGAAGAGCGGGCGCAATTATTTATGCACGGCGTACGAGGTTCTCAAAGAGGGAGCTGATATCATTCCTACCCTGCTTGAACAGTTCCAAGAACGTCATGGCGTTGCTATGACTTCATTAATTATACCTTTAGAAATTACGTTTAAAGGAAGAGGACACGTGCTTCTAAAATTACCGACTATGCTAGTTCGGCACCTTATGCGCGGACGGGGTGGAGTGTTGAAGACAACTGTCAGTGGGCCTGTTAGTTCTCTTCGACGCATTCCTATGTTAGCTCTGTATGGAAACTTGCCAAAGGACGAAGGGGCACTGCATAAAACGGTCTTTGCCACGAACTATGGTGAGGGACAGCATGCTGAAGCACTACATATACATTATTTGTTGCTTCAGGATGTTATGAACCATCCGTCTTTAGGAATTATGGTAGGGTCTGTAGGTTTATGGGACGCTAGTCCATAAACACCTGGTTCGCAATACTATTTTCGAAACGCATCCAATTTGTTGTCACTAGAAATACAGAAACAGTCCACTCACCATCACTCGGTCCATTCGGTGGATTTACTGTAAGGTTGAGACGCATGTCTACGCGATCAGGATTTAATGTGCCTGATGGGTTGAACTCTGTAGGTTTTTCAGCAAAGTTGTATCCATAAATATATGAACCGTATCCACGTACGCCTCCAGGCATAGGTGTATTCGCTGCTGAGCGCCACCATTGTTCTCCTTCATCTGCCCAAGTCGCTGTACCCACTTGGAGAACAGCATGTTTTAAGAGAGGCTTGACAGGGTTCCATATTGGGTCGGCATCTTGTGTGTTAGTGTTACTATAGTTAGTCCACTCATTGTATTCTGACACCGCCTTACGCCTTATAAAAAAAAGTAGCTGCTTTAATGGTCCATTACCAACTATAGGAAGTTGTACATTTATCCCATCAACTGTTTTACTTAAGACGTATTTTAGCGGCTCTCCATAGGTTATTTCAGTTACTGGGTTCATCATAAGTTCATGAGGTTGCTCAATATAGGCTTGGCGAAGAGGGTTTTCTATAAAACTTATACCTGCTAGAATATCTGCTGCTTCAAACGCTGGTACTCCTCCTTGTGTTGTAATTGAAAAGTAGTTACCTGTATTTGGGGAAGGCCCCTGAACGATAAAAGTTGTATTCAAAGGAGTTTCATTGCATGCTAAAGGACCATTAAGTTTTTGTATGACCTCTAAGAAGGGTCTCAAAGTGATATGGATACGCACGGTTCTAGGACCCTTGACACTTACTAAAGGAAAAGCTGTATTGACCCAACGACTGAACCAAAATGGAAGAAAACAATAAATATAACCATCTTCGCTAGGCCAGGTGTTATTGATTGAAGGTGTCTGCGTATATGAACCCAATGTTGCATCATCCCATCCAGTGGCATTACTTACCGTATGATTTGTTCGGTTCCATACGTTTATCCAATCGCCACTGAATTGTTCAACAATAACACCGTCCACTTCCATCTCTGCTAAAGCAATTGCTGAAGAACCTAGATTATTCGCCCATACATAGAAATTGCCCTCGGTAATAGTCCAATCGCCCAAGGTCGGTCCAAGATGTTGCTGGACATCTTGTGGTATCCAAGATAGCGGTTTTAGTCTGAGAGTAACCCAATTCAAAAAATCACCCTCCCATGGCCAGGGCACTTCAAACGTGATGCGCTTTCCCCACTCTGGACTTCCTACAAAAGGCCATGTTACTGTCTCCTTTGTATAGTTATGATATGGCTTTACGGCAGGTTGAAACTTTGTATGCTCTGAGTTTTGGGGATACATATACTGGTCAAAGTCACTGCGATCGACTAAGCTAACAATTTTTTTAAGTTCACCTACCGGAGGCATCTTCCTTAACTTGTCCATTGTGTTTTACAAACTGTACAAACGTATTGGAATTTGAGATTTGTAGGGTCTGTCTTAATGTAAATGACATCACGTAGCTTCTCATCTACATTGCTTTGGCAGCCTGTATTTGGGCAACGAAGTGTCTTGACGTGGGGAAGTGTAGGGTCCTTCAGTGTAAAGTCGTTAATCGTAATACCGGAAGCAGCACCGCCTGCACTGCTACCACTGCGGAAATTTGTCTCTAAAATAAGCGACTCTTCCTTAGACTTTGGGTTCAGCGCCTCATTGTACCCACAATTCTTGCATAGATGCTTTACTACACCGTCGTCGGGTGAACTCAAGTACAGATAGTAATTACAGAGTGGGCAAAATCTCATTCTCTAATTACTATGGGTTTGGAAAAATCCAGTATCAGTTTTTACGAAGAGGGGCTAAAAGCAAACTCTGTCCTCTTTTACTAATGCGAATTGTTCTTTTCCCTTTACCATTCCATAATTTGCATAATCTTTGCCGTATTTGCGTTCCAAAGTGAGTAGAGAGTTTGAAGGCGCATAAATGTGCGTTTTCCCAAACGTGTGTTTTTTGATAGTAGTATATTCTGTTGTATGACAAAACGTTTCGTTTTCACCTTCATACCAATCACCCTTGTTCTCTAAAAGGAAGATATCAAGAGTTCCTAAATGATAATGTTTATTCTTTGTATGGGGACGCACCCTAAAACCATGCTTTAAAGCCATTAACTTCATAAAGTTATCCTCAGTCAACCCTATGTCTATATCTGCATCCCAAGGTATTATCCCACCATGTCTTTGTAAACCAAGAATTGATCCGCCAACTGCTGTGTACGTAATATTGTTTTCTTCAACAAGTTTGTTAAATTTAGTTAAATCAGTATAAGATATCTGCAAATAATCTTTCTGCTTTTCAATTACTGCTCTGTAAAGAGGGTAATTTTTAGATGCTTCATACATATTTACTTGTTCCTTTTTTCTAGCGATTGCTCGAAGTAATACAGGATTTTCTGTTGGTGTTAAAGAATAATCTTTGTCTTCGCTTATTTCTACAATTTCGAAAGAGGCAAGAATTTCCTTCAGCTGTTCTAAACTATACAACCAACGTGAATGGTCTTTAATATATTCATCTTGTATATTCGATACATCTGTAGAGCGAACCTCAATGCATAAAAGTCCTCCTGGTTTTAACAGACTTTGTCCTAGTCGAACTGCCTGAGCTCCTTTATTATAAGGAATTGAATGAAGAAAAAAGCGCATATACACAATATCCTGTAATTCCTTTACTTTATCAGCCGCTGTAAAAAAGTCTTCTTGTAAGACTGTTATCTCTGAAGGTGGCTGCGGCATAGACTCTGCTAGTTCAATGCCTGTTACTAAACACTTCATGTTTGAAAAAAATATAGAATCGCGTAAATTACCGCATCCTACATCCAATACTCGTGTGCAAAAATCTTTTGAAATATAACGGTTATACACATAATTTGCGAAATTACTAGGTTTATCGTATTTATTAGTGAGATAGTATTTAAACCAATACCGTCTATCCATATCTTTTAAATTAGCTGCTATAGGTAATATTTCAATATATTCATCTAAAGAAAGCAAGTCTTTACCTTCCTGTAAGAGTTTCAAATTATTACGGTGCCAATCTGACTTGTGGTGGGCAATTTGTTCTAAATTTGTGCTAAATTCCTTTTTACAATACTTGCAATAAATCATTTTACTTGTGCGTTTTGTTTTTATGAAGAACACATAACACACTCCTGTGGTTCCTGGGCCTGGGGAGCTTGTGTCGGCTCGACCGTAAACTTCTGTGCCTGGGCTACAGCGCGAGTACGGAGATAGTAAATACCTGTCTTCAGTCCCTTGCGCCAAGCATAGAAGTGCATACTGCTCAACTTCTTGTAGTCAGGATCTGCTAGGAACAGATTGAGACTCTGGCTCTGGCAGATATAGGGACCACGGTCCGCCGCCATATCAATCAGTGTCTTCTGCTTAATCTCCCACACCGTCTTGAAGATCCGCTGAAGATCCTCGGGTACAGCAGCAAGGCCTGAAACGCTACCATTGTTTCCAATCACCGCATCCTTGAGTTCGGCGGTCCAGAGCCCACGGTCCAAGAGTGCCTTGACGAGGTGCTTATTGAGTACAATGAACTCACCGGCAAGGGTGCGGCGGGTAAAGATGTGCGTGGCATACGGCTCGACGCACTCACAGTTACCGAGGATTTGGCTGGTTGAGGCGGTTGGCATAGGAGCAATAAGGAGGGAATTTCGCATGCCAATCCTACTAAGATAGTGTCCAAGCAAATCCCAATCAAGCCCCTCATCTTGAATGGGATCTACATTCCATAGATTGAACTGGAACTTACCCTTGCTTGCTGGACTTCCTACATATGTCTCATATCTCCCTTCTGTTACAGCGAGGTCCACACTGGCCTCGACCGCTGCATAATACATATGTGCAAAGATGCGCTTGTTCAGCACTGTGGCCTCTGGCGACTCCCAAGGCAGGCTGAGCATAGCAAATACGTCGGCGAGGCCCTGGACACCGAGACCAATCGGGCGATGACGCGTATTTGACCGCTCCGCCTCAGGAACTGGATAGTAGTTGATATCAATGACCTTATTGAGATTACGCACCACAATCTTTGTAACCTCACGTAGCTTCTTGAAATCGAACTGGCCATTGTTGACGAAGGCGGGCAAGGAGACGCTGGCAAGATTGCAGACCGCCGTCTCCTCAGGACTAGAATACTCGATGATTTCCGTGCACAGATTGGACGACTTAATTACGCCAAGGTTCTGCTGGTTGGACTTGAGGTTAGCAGCGTCCTTATACACAAGGTAGGGTGTTCCTGACTCAATCTGGGAGTCCAGAATGTGGAACCAGAGCTTCTGTGCCTTAACCGTCTTACGGCCACGCCCCTCGCGCTCATATCGCTCATAGAGAGCCTTAAACTCGTCGCCAACAACATCGGCTAGGCCTGGTGCCTCTGACGGACAGAACAACGTCCAGTCGCCATTCGTATCTACGCGCTCCATAAAGAGGTCTGGTACCCACATTGCATAGAAGAGGTCGCGTGCGCGCTCCTCTTCTGACCCCGTATTCTTCTTGAGTTCTAGGAACTCCTCAACGTCAGCGTGCCAGGGCTCCAGATACATTGCGAAGCTGCCATTCCGCTTACCACCGCCCTGGTCGACGTAGCGCGCCGTATTGTTAAACACACGAAGCATAGGCACAAGACCGTTTGAGATACCACCCGTGCCACGAATGAGCGCGCCCTTTGCGCGAATGTTTGAAATGTGGAGACCGATGCCACCACCATACTGACTGATGAGCGCACAGTCCTCTAGCGTCTTGTAAATTCCCTTAATGCTATCGTCGTTCATGGCTAGAAGAAAGCAGGACGACAGCTGCGGCCGCTTCGTAGCCGCATTGAAGAGCGTGGGCGTTGCGTGCGTGTAGTACTTCTTGCTGAGAAGGTCATATGTCTCGAACGCTTTCGGCAGGTCCTTCGTCCAGATACCGAGCGCTACACGCATCCACAGATGCTGCGGGCGCTCTAAAACCTTGCGGTCCGTATCACGGAGGAGATACGCCTTCTCCAAGGTCTTGAAACCGAAATAATCCAGAAGATAATCGCGGCTGTAGTCGATATGTTGTTCGATTTCGGCAGCATTTGTATTGACTGCGGCTACGAATGCTGGATCCAGCAAGGACGCCGGCTCGCCCGTACGGTCCTTGACAGCATCCAGACGAGCCACGACGTCCTGGAAATTAGCCGGTGTATTCTTCTGGTGATTGCTAATCGCAATCTGTGCTGCTAGCGCTGCATAGTCGGGATGAGTGGTCGACCAGCTGTACGCAAGATTTGCAGTAATATTATCGAGTTCCGTAGTCGTAATACCGTCTACAATACGGGTTAGAACACCCTGTGCAACCTTGGCAACATTTACATGGAGCCCCGCGGCCGCCTTCGCAATACGTTCCTGCACCTTTTCGAAGGCCACATCTTCCTTCCTGCCGTCACGCTTCATCACTTGCATATTATTCTCCATTATAACTAAGAAATTTGGGGAAGGGGTGAACGCAGGTCAATTTTGTCGCTGGTAGTAGTAGAATGATTTTAGGCATAACTCTTGCTTTCTTATTAATTATTGGCGTAGCTATAGCCTACGTTTTGCTAAAGCCTAAGCCTTGGGAAGGATTTGATAACATACCAGCATCCTACTTTGTACCGACGGTGGCACCAGGTGGGTTCGAAGACAATTCGGTCCTGAGCCCAGCGGCAGCCATGAATATCGGCGCTGAGAAACTAGTCATGTCCGCGGCTCTTCCTGCTATGAGTTTGCCTGAAGCAGAAAGTCGTTGGGCAAAGATGACTTCCGAAACATGCTATCGCAGTGACATAGGTGAGAGTTTGAAAAAGACCCGGAACTACTTGCAGCGTACAAATAACTACCAGCACGAGTATCCCGATAGTTGTTCAGCACCTAATCACGAGTTTGTAGGAACTTTCTATACACCTTGGAACGGTGTAGGAAATATGCCTGAAGGCGGTGGTGACTACCCTGCATCTACACAGTGTGCCCCAGTTGACGCTTAAAAAAATTGATATGAATTTATGCTATACAGTTTGAACTGTATGGCACAAATCAAATGGATTGGTTTCGATATGGATGATTGTCTGGCAAATGTTACGCCTGCCTACTATTTCGTAAAGGCGCTAGGAGTTGAGACGTTGGCGCCACTCTTGTTAGAAGCAGACAAGGCTGGACAAATCTGGCTACTTCGTTCGAATATACAATTGATTTTAGACGAAGTATCAAAGGCTGTTAAAGATGGGAAAGTCTATGGAGCGTTTCTGTACAGCAATAACGGCAGTGCGGTTATGGTCGAACTTGTAAAAACGATGTTAAATCTTATGTCTATGGACGTAAATCCTTTTAAGGTTGGATTTCATCGTGGATTTGCAGCTAGGACGGGATTAAAGGTTAAAACGTACGAAGACCTCTGTAACTGCCTACATGTTGCTGATATGCCTTTGCCTTCCACTCCTGATTGCCTGGCTTTCTTTGATGATAAAGTACAAATACTCAGATCTGAGATTAGACTTTATAGACGGGTTAGGCGATATAGGGGGTGTACACCAGTCCAGCTGATTGCTGAAGTACTAAAAGATCATGTAGGAGAAGAACAGTTTGATAAGGCAGTTATAGAAGGATTTCAAGAGGAGTTTCAACGAGAAGAAACGGTTAGAGGCCGTGACGACCAAAATCCGTTTGTATTTATAGACACCATACAGAAGTTATGTATGGTATGAGCGGTGAAAAACCTATCTACATGCTAACTCGCGCAGTTGGTACGGGTTTCACGGCATATGTTCCAGGAATAAGTGTATTCAATATACATTTGTTAGAAGAATGCCGACTTATGCGTTTTTATCCTGAGCCGTCCAAAGATATTACTGCTGGTCTTGTTCGGTTTCAGAATCTATACCGAGAAAGACTCCGCTACCGACGTTGGTGCGCCCATCCTTTACGACTTCGCCATCGACAGATGACCGGTCGCTGGCCACCGTCGTTTTATCATCGATAAACAGTGGCTGCCGCTTAAATTTGCCTGACGCGCGTGCTAAATCAATCTCTTCCCATAATTGTTTATACGAGGGAAGCCCAACATCATTCCACCATCGCTTGTTTCTAAGCACAGTGCTATGATGAGAATCCTTCACATACCAGCAGCAGGTTTCAAGGATAGTTCCAGAAGGGGTCCACTTATTGGCATCTGAAATACCTTTTTTTGTAGCCGGATACACAGGACTGTATTGGTACGATTCTGCTTCACCTTTCTCATTAGCGATCACACAGAGTTTTCCAACATAGGGTAAATGTGTCTTCTTTTGAAGATCATCTGTTAGAACAGGCACTGAAGCAAAGGCTATTTCAAAGTACTCGACTGCATCTACATCGCAGACCTCGGCCTGTAACTGCATCTGACAATAATAACGCATTGGTATAGTGCCATCTAGAGTGCGGCTGGACGGACACTTCAGCTCAACGAGCCGGCCACATCGGGGGCCTGTAATAATCAGACCGTCAGGACTTGCACCCAAACGAGGTAGCTTTGTATGTCTTAAGCGACCTAACGTATCGACTACTTTCCCTTCAGCATGATGAGCTTCAAATACATCGCGTGCGACCGGTTCATACCTCCAGCCCCATTTAAACGGACTGAGTGTTCCATCCTCTGACGTTACATATACAGTCTTACTATCTGCTGCATCCGCTAGGACTGTAATTTGCGGACCGCACTTCTTCTCAATCACTGCTTTACGTTCAGCTGGACCTCCTACACAAATTGCACCGAATTCATGCCCTGAAATCATATTGTAGGACTCCGCATGCCATGCCGCGGATTTCTGTGAAGACTGGGGCGCCGCTTCCAGTCGCGCCTGTGCTGTTGGGTTCGGTTTAATCTGGGTAGCAGAAAATTCTTTCATAAATAAATAATGCTCATAAAACAAACCACGTAGGATAATCATCGCGTCATTGCGTGCGCGGTCGGTCTGGAACCCGTATTCTAGAAAGATTTTCAAAGCATCTTTCACCACTTCATCAAACCATGTTGCTGCGTCGTAACTATCGACGAGCGGCATGGGATGGGCTTGTATCAAATCGTCTAACCATTTTGTACAGGCCGTGTAGACCATCTCTATAGAATCCATTTAATTCTATATTGCTGGCGTAAGTTTAGGCGGTTCCTCTATATTCTTCTTTGTAGGTCTTGGAATATCAATTTTGAACACTGCTGGCTTCGTCGGATCTCCGCTCTTGACTACCTTAAGACCTCTTACTGCAGTTAAAACACCATTCTCGTAGTTTATCTGCTGCTTTGTATTGAGGAGCTTGGCGTCATTAGCCTTCATCAAAACCTTGTAAAGGTTTTCCTGTTCCTCTGGTGTTAATCCTGGATATGCATTTGCATACGTGCGAAATTTCTGTAGACGAATACCGCGTTCTAAGCGAAGCCACGGCTTCTGTATACTCATAGCGGCCGACTCGGCAACAAAGAAGTTCTGAATGTTCTTATCAAACTGTGTCTCTGTTGCTGGTTTTAGCGCAGGTGTAGGTAAAATTAATGGTTGAGGCTCTTGGACAACTCCAGATATATCTGTTGCAGCAATTATTGGACTAGCAGCCTTGCGGCCGCGGCGTACTGTTTTAGAACGCATCATTCTTCCTATGTGTATAAAGTGCTTTAGCGTTTAGACTGCCTGAGAAAAAACAGAAACAGGATACAAGATGAACAACGAATTGTACGCTCGATGGAATGCTATAGAGAATGAAAAACGCGCTGGGCTTCCTCCTGTTGCTGACCCTACTACATTGCCTTTGAGTGCTACAATTTTGCGTATTAGAAAAGAGAACCAAGCGCGTGACGTAATAAATAGTCGTGCTTGGGATAATTTTCATGCTACACCTCCTACGGCAGTTGCCAGCGATAACTTGAAGACGAATGGTCGTCCGGTTTATAATGACATGAACCCTATCTGTAGTCGAACAAATACGGTTCAATACCATATTCAACCTCAGTATATTCCTGACCCACCCCGTGCTGCTACGACAGCTGGTGATTTAGGAAATGCTCCACCGGCTGGAGGAATTGTGCCACCCGCTACAACCTTTTCAGGTAATCCGTATACACAACGGTTAGATGCTGGTGGCTTTGATGCACGCAATACAATTAGAGAGCTGCGTGGTGCGGT